CTTGCGCTTGGCCGTAGCCCATCATCGTCTCCGTGCTGATCGGGATGATCCGCGCCCGGTATGTCGTCTCGGCCGGCGAAGAGAAGTCCCAGTATTCCCCCATCGCGCCGGTGACCTTGGTCCCCGTCTGGAGAACGACTGTCTCGTGCATCAAGCCACCCCCGCCACGTACCAGTCCCCGGCCCTCAGCCGCTCGTATATCGTCCCAAGCCACTTCTCGTCGAACTCGACAGACCACTCCGCTATCCGAGCCTTCGACGCCCCGTATCCCCGCCGGTACTGCTCGTCGTACTTGAGCGTCCACCGGCATGCCACATCGAGGACGATATCCTTCAGCTCCAGCGGGATCGCTATATGGGTTCCGCTGTCTGCGTCCGAATACCCGCCGACATACGTTATCACGGCGACCTGCCTCGACCTCACATACCGCCTGTAGGATTCGAGCTGGTCGGCCTCCTTTGTGTTGATGTAGATGTACCCTTTCTTGTACCAGTAGTAATCCCCGTCCGAGTAGCTCAGTGTCGTCCCATCCCAGACAACCGAGGTGACCGAGACGATGGGGGGGTGTGACACCTGGATGATCGTCCCCCCATCCCTCGTGTCGACTACGGTCGCCTCGTCGAATCCGTTGACCGGGTCGCGATGGCAGTACGCCGCGCAGAACGCCTTGGCCCGATCCAACAGCTCGGTGACATCAAGCTTCCCCTGGCCGCCGACGGAGGTGTAGTCGATCTTCCCCTCGTCGGCACCGGAGATCTCGATGTCCAAGCCGGTCCTGGCTGCAACGTCAACGTACGTCGGCCAAGCCATCGCTCTCCTACGCTATCGGCAGCGACCGGGCGTTCCAGCCCACGAAGATCGCCGCCCACGTCTTCGCATGCGCGGAATCCGTGTAGACCAGCCTCCAGTACCTCTTCATGTTCTTGACCTCGATCGTGGTCAAGCCCGTCTCCGTGATGGTCTGTGCCCCATCCCCATCCGCCGTGGTCCCGAAGGAACCGTCGGACGCCTCGTCGCTCTCGACCTTGATAGCCAGCGAACCGCCGGCGATCGCGGCCATGTTGACGAGGGCGACACCCTGGTCGCACCCGTACATGTCGATGGCAGTGTCCTCGACCTCGGAGCCGCTGCCAGAATCGTTGTTCACCATGCACTCATGTCACACCCCCTAGCTGAGGCTCACGCCGGTCAGAATCTGGAACGACTCGTAGTGGCGCGGTGCCCCGTCGACGTTGTGGATACCGACGAGCCCGGTCTGGTCTTGCTCCGCGTAGAGCTCCCGCAGGACCTTGATCTCCAGCGCACCGCCCTCGGCAATGTAGTACTGATTGAAGTCGCCCAGAACGATGTAGTAGTTATCCGTCCCCCAGTTGGTCGTGGTGTAGCACGGCAACCCGATGAGCTGCTTGCGCGGGGCCTTGGTGACGTCCCCCTCAAGCATGTACCCGCCCGAGCCGGTGGTCACCTTGCGGAGGACGTTGTACACGCTGGGATGGGTCAACCACGCGTTGTAGGTCCCGTTCCGCCCGTCGATCGAGTTCTGCGCGTCATACAGGTCGTCGAAGTCGGGAACACCGACGCTCGAAGTGATGCAGCCCGACACAATGTCCTCCCAGTAGAGGAGGCCAGTCGGCTGGTTCCCGCCTGTCCCGGCGAAGAACGCCAAGTCCTCCTTCAGGGCGAGCTCACGGGCGATGTCCTCGCGGACGAGCGCTTCGACGGACTCGCTGGAGAACCGCAGAAGGTTGTTGTCGATCTTCGACCGCGCCGCGATCCGCTTGAGGTCCATGCGGATCTGCCCGTAGGACGGCTCGCTCTCGGTGATCGCCGAGGTCTGCGCTCCCTTGCCGATCCAGTATCCCGTGGTCGTCCCCGTGACCTTGTTCAGCAGATAGGTCTGCGGGGAGTTGGGAAGCACCACAGCGCCGGCCTTCCTGAACAGGCTCTTGGCGTAGAGGTACTCGATGATCCCGCTTGCCGTCTCCGCCGGCACGAGGAACCCCCCCGCGCTGTCGTCGCCGGTCTCCAGCACCGCCTTGTCGATGGAGCCGGACAAATGGGCCACCTGTCCGCTGCGCCCCATGCGCACCCACTCGCGCTCCAGCCCTGCCTTGTCCCAGCCGAGGCCGGCCAGCCCCTTGATGGCGAGCGACAGCTTGAACTCCTTCAGGTCCCGCTTGGACTCCTCGTGTTGGATCGCCGGAACGCCGAACCGCTTCTTCTCCGGCTCGGGCTCGACCGCCTCGACCTTCTCCGGGTCCTTCCGCTGAAACGTTACACCGTCGACGGTCAACGTCCCGTCCTCGTTCCTCTCAACAGCGACAGCGGTTTCACCATCCCCGTTCTCCTTCTCCAGAAGCAACTGCGCGGCACGCACAAGGATCTCGTGCTGCACATCCGTTTCCTTTCCTTTGTCAGGCATCTACCTCACCTCCGTTCGATTATGCGCACCGCCAACTGCTCGGCTTCGCGCCTGTACCTTTCGGCCCGCTTTTCCGCCTCGTCCAACCAGCCCTCAATCAAGCTCCGCGCCTCGTCGCGTGTGATGATCCCCGCCGTGTAAGCACCTAAAACCCCGTCGACATCCTCATAAGCAGATGTATTCACCGCAGGCTCGAACTTGCCCTTGTTCTCCTTGCAATGGAGCTTAGCCTCCGCCTCAGTCCACTCATCGATCGCGTACCGATACGCTTGATCCGCCGTCTTGCGATCCCCTTCCGGCTTCTTCAGCCACCCATACAGAGCGCGGTACGTCTTTCCCTTTAGGGAAGGAGGTTCCTTGACTGTCCGCTCTTGGCTTCTGATACGCTTGAAATCATCGGGATCGCGCAAGCGACAGGCATGCTCATTCGGATACGGTTTGTCTTCCAACTCATCAAGGAAGAAGTCGATCTCCTCATCCGTTATGCCCTTGCCTTCCTCTTCCTCGCGATCCTTGATCCTGCGTTTGATCTCCTCGACGGCAATCCGTTTGATGATATTCAGGTCGGAACACGTGAACCGTAGAGCCTTCTCACGGTCTACGTTCTCGTCGCTCGGCTTGAGCCAGGAAGTGAGCCCGTAGTCGCTCGGCTTCTGCGGATAGCTTCCCGGTAGCGGGCTCTTCGGCCCCGTCCGTGCGCCGATGGAATCCGATGACACAATCTTGCATGGCGGTTTCATCGCGGCAGCGATCATCGCTATTCTGCGGACCGTACCGCGAATCGGCGCAGAGGCAGCGGCGGTCAAAGCCCCACCGTTGACTTGCGAGAAGTGAATTCGCCATGCTTTCTTATATCCGTCTGCCCCACCCTTGAAACGGAAGCTGCAATGTGCACCGAACGGATTGCGGGGACTTCCTACGAACTTCTCGATGATGGATTCGAAATCTCCTTCGTCCTTGCAGGTAGAATTTTCCTCGGCTTGAGTGCTTATACCAGAAGACAATGGTGCCTGAACCGCCACTTGTTTCGGCGCGATCCTCGCCAACGCCTCCTCCCACATCCGCTTGGCGATCGGGCTCGGCCCCTCCATCACAAGGTCCCCGAACGCCTTGATCAGCGTCTTCAGCCCGTCGGTCCGCATGGCATCCTGTTGGGCCGGGATGATGACCGGAGAGAACTCCAGGAGCTCCCACTCCAGGAAGACGAGCGTGCCCTCCTCGTTCCGCTCGACGCTGGTAGGAAGGAAACCGATCGACGTCGAGTTGAGCACGTATGCGTCCCACGCCTGCTGGAACGTCTTGGCCTGCGTGTAGTCCTGGTCAACCAGCCATTCCCACTCCGCCCACACCGATTTGGATAGCTGTTTCAGCTTCCGTGTCATGCCGACGGGGAACTCCCGCGCGTGCATCGGTAGGACTATCGGGTTGCGCATATACGCATCGGACAGGATCATCCCCGTCGAGGAAACGATGTCCCCGTCCCTGTCCACTGAGCTGGTCGTGATCACCGACGAGGCTCGGGGCCGCGTGGAGTTATACCCCTGGTACGGCCCCTTTGTGAGATCGTGGACAGCCTTCTCCTGTCCCTTTGGCTCCCGACCGAATGCCCCGTACTTGTATACAGCTTCGACCTTCTCATCCCTCACCAACTCCAGGAGCTCCTCGTGGGGGACGACGACGACCTCCGCTTCGTCCTTCACGCGAACCTCCGTCATGGTCATGTCGTTCATTCCCTCACCGCCTTTTTCTCCTTGTCTTATCGCGACTCTTGTCCCAGTCGCGGTTCTTCTTCACCATCGGGTGCTTCACCCATAGGATCTCGCCGCATCGCGGACACTCCTTCGCCTTGCTCTTCACCATGAATCCGCATTTAGGGCATATCATGGGACATCATCCCTGGTACGCTGTAGATCCGTTTCATGGAGTCCCCGGCGTCCCGCGCGTCCAATAGACGAGGACCGTAGCTGATCCCGCTGAATCATCGGTCGTGATCTGCGCGAGGATGTCGCGATCCGAGCCGCCGACATCGCCCATGTACCCGTATCCCGTGGCGACCGCATATCCCGCGGATCGGATGTTCAGGTCGTTTGTGTACTTATCGGTGTTGCCTGACCACCCGATGTCGATGGTCGTCGCCGAACCACCCGTGAACGCAGTCGTCGTCAAGACCTCAATCTTCAATACGTCAGCGTTGGCCGGGATCGTACATACTGTGTAGCTAACAGTTTGAGCGTAAGTAACCGTGAACTGACTGACATACAGAACTCCGTCATTTGTCCCCACGGCATCATCTATCGCCCCGGAGACATTGACATCTCCAGCAAGGGCGATCGTAGTCTCCGTGATCGTCAACGTGTCCGCCGCCGTATTGTCGATCGTCCCGCCGTCGCTGAAGGTGAGGACGTCCGACAGGGTAACCGCATCCGCAGCTAGCGCCCCAACGAAGTCAAAACCACCAGGCGCGGTCCACGTTACGCTTTTGTTCGCTCCTGTTTGTGTAATCGTGACATTCCCAGTGGTGTCCGCAACCGCAATCTTCAGCCACGCCCCCGCGTCATAACCCAAGACCCAGCTGGGCGTGTAGTTCGTCCAGGAGGTCGAGAAGGTCAGTGCCGCCGTTGTCCCGGCAAACGTGAACGCACCGCCGTCCGCTACCTGGAACCGCGTGGTGGACCCGTCGACCAGGAGGATCGTGTTTCCCGTCCCGTCGTTGTCCACCTTGAATCCGCCACCGTCCCCCGCCTGCGCGATGTCGATTGCGTAGTATGTGTCGTTGTCCACGTCCACGTCGAGATATCCGTTGAGATCGACGTAGGACCCGATCGAGGCGAATGTGGTCGCCGTGATGCTGGTCAGGGCCGTGAACGCGCCCGCGCTCGTTATCCCGGCAATCACCGCACCGTGCCTGTCCGTCCAATAGACGCCGCCCCTGTAAGTCGCCTTGTCCAACGCGCCCCACGCCGTCAGCCCGATGAGCAACAGCGCAAGCGCGACAACCATCACCTTTTTCATCTCAACACCTCCAGTTTGTGTCCCAACCCGTACCATCTGCCCCCGTTAATCTCTGTGCCATTGCAACGTGATGCTGTAAGCGGGATTGTCGGTGAGCGCCGTCAATACGATGTAGTACTGCTCGCCCTGCGCCAGAACCCATCCGCCGTCCGAAGTGCTTATTCCTCCCGCCTTGTTGCCGCTTCCTATCGCCACTTCCATGATCAACGTGCTGCCCGTGCTGCCTAGCGTAAAGTTGCCCTCGGTCCACACACTTATCGGGGAAGCAATGTCAGTGATTCTATTCTTGCAATATACTGTCGACTCTGTCTGTGTATCGCTTATCGTGGGATTCTCATACATATACAAGTACATGCCCCCAGCGGAGTAGATCTCCCACGTGAGGTGGTATTCCCCCGTCTCGGGCGTCTCGAAAAGGTACTCATCCGTGGCGGCTACTGCGCCCAAATCTGGGACATAGTGGGAGAATATCCATATCTCACTATCTTCCAGTGCCGCCTCATGCTGTGTCACGACGAACCTGGTGTCTGCCATGGCTCCCATGCAGAACAGCGCGACTATCGCCAAACCTATTGCCAATGCCCTCATGCTATCCCTCCAAAGTGCTCGACATATCTCTCGCCCTCTGCCTTGAACCACTTGGACAGCGCCTTCCGGTATCGCTCCCCCGTGTCCTTCTCCACCCTGGAAAGGGCCTTGTCCCACTCCTTCCAGAATCGGACCCGGTCGAACTCCTTGCCGACTACGGGAGATTCCGCGCACCGGCAGTTGATCACATTCGACGCCGATCCCCCGGAATCGCCCGGATACATCAACCGCTCCCCGTTCACGATGAATGGCCGGTTGAGGGGCTGCACCTGGCCGTCGGCCGCGCCGTGCCACTCCCTTTCCCGCCCGTCCGTGGTTGTAATCCATTCGTGTTTCCCGATCTCCATCTTTCGGTAGACCTCATGCTGGCCGGCCCCGACCGCCCCATGAGTCTCAGTCCGAGCGATCGTCACCGCCCTCACCCGCGACATGGAATCGAACTCGTTTCTGATGTTCTTGGCGATGTCCGCGCTCGCAAGACCCTGCTCCATGCCCTCATCGATGATTGCCGATATGCGTGCCCGTGTGATGTCATCTATGCCCCCGGCCAGCGGGATAACGCGCTCCTGTGTCCACGCCTGGGCGGTGGCGGCGAACCCGAAGTCGTCCATCCAGTCAATGGGTACCTCCACCCCAAGCCGGGTCAACGCCGCAATACCCACCAAGCCCCCGGCGATGAACAGTTCGGGGAGGAACTTCCGGTGCACTTCCTCTTGAGAGCTGCGATCAACGGGGGGAAGGTAGTCGTCTCCGCTCAGCTCTTTTCTCTTCGCCTTCCCCCCGGTTTTGGCAGCCGCGACACGTCCCGCCTCCTGGACGTTCAGCGGCACTAGGAGCGAGTCCACCAGAGATCCCTCGGCCCTCTTCTGGTGGGTGAACTCCCTCAGCTCGTTCAGCGTCCATCCCAGCTCCTTGAGACCCTTCCCCACCTCCACCTTCTGCGCCATGTCCTCCCGCAACGCCTCGATCGCGCCGACATCGAATACAAGCCGGACGTTCTCCCCCGGCTTCACCAATGCGAAGTTCAACGTCGCCTCGATCTTCCCGAGCCGGGGGATCACCGTCTGCTCGTAGAACAGCTGCCTCATCACGCTCGCCGACGCCCGGTTCGCATCCTCGTATATCCCAAGCACTATCGGGGGAACGCCGTATACACCGAGGATCTGATCTCGGCTGTACTGGAGGAGGTCGAGGAAGCCCATCGCCCTGTGCGTGTAGCCGAGCGGCTGGTACTTCATCCCCTGTCCCATGATCGCCGTACGGTGCGCCCGCCTCACCCCGCCGTGTTGCTCATCCCACAGCTCCCGCCACAGCCGGACGTCCTCGGGAGACAGCCGAGCCTCCGTTGAGAAGATCCCGCTCGGGATCGCGGAGTTGTCGAAGAACATCTGGTTCCAGTCCATCGCCCTCACGTCCGCAGCAAGCGACGCCTTCAGCACCTCTACCGGCGAGAGGCCGTAGTACTGGTTCTCAGCGTGGAAATAGGCAAAGTGGATGATCTCGTCCGCGCTGAACAGCTTCGTTGTCGCGCCGCTCCTGAACACGTACCCCGCGATCAGCCTCTCTTCGCCTGGGACAACGTACATGTTCCTCGGATCGATCTTCGGCCACAGCCCGACGACCCTGCTTTTACCCTGGTCGGAGAACAGCTTCTCAACGTAGGAGTTCCCGGCCAGCTCCAGGTAGGAGACGATCGCCTGTAGGAGGTCATGTTGGGTCAGGTTCGCCTCCGGAAGCGGATTCCTGAGCACATCGAGCGCCCAGTACGTCGGGTCCTCTTCGGCTCCCTCCGCCTCCTTGTACGCCGCGACGACATCCTCCCACCGCTCTATCCGTTCGAGCCGTTTGAACTCCGCCATCGTGTACCGAGGCGTTCGTTTCAACTTCAACGCGACGATCGGGACGTGCGCGACCGCCGTCGCTATCGCCTTCACCGCCGCGTGAAGCCACGGATGGACGCGGTACGCCTGCGGGAGGTCGCTCCACTTGGACAGGTGGGAGACCGTAGCCCCGGTCGGAATCGATATCGCCCCGATCGTTGACCCGGGCCGGGCCGTCTTCTCCACCAACCCCACGCTGTGCCGGATCGCCGTGCGTATGCTCATTTCCACCCCTTCCACCAAAAGAAAACGGGACCCACGCAGATAAAGCATGGGTCCCGAGTTCGTCGGGCTTGTTGTTATCCTAGCAGATCATCCGTCCGGTGTCAAACGCAGATGAAATGTTTGCGTGTGATCTCGGGATGCGCAACCCCCCGCCAAGTACCACCTTGGTGCGAGAGTGGAGTTTCACAGCTCATCTTCCTATCGACGGCAATACGCTCATTACCTGGGTACCGTCTTTCCAGATGATCACCCCGTCGTCGCCCCCCATCCTGATAGTCCTCACCAACCCGTCTTGGCACTGGATCGTCACCGAACCGGTGAGCGCCGTGCCGAGGATGGCGATTTCTAACTCCGCCATGGCGAGCCCGAATAGGCGGTCACAGAGTTCCGATCTACTTTCCTTGTCCATTCCCTCTCTCTATCACTACGCGCCCGTACGACTCACCGGAGAACGTAGATGCCCGTCCCTCGAAGAGGAGCAAGAGATCTTCGAACACTTCCTCTAAAGTTTGATAAACGGAGCGAACCCCCCAACCATCATCAACAAGGTATCCATTGTGGATCTTACCGATTTCGATCTTATGCATCATTCGCTCCTTTCGATCCTCAGCACCCGCCACTTCGTCGGCACGATTCCCCATTCCCCATTGATCTTCGTCGCGGTCATCTCGCCGATCACCTCATCGCGCTTGCCCGTCCTCAGCGCCACCTCGACAGCAACAACCGACGGTCGCCCGCCGCGCTTCTTCACCGTCCGCGCCCCGCGTATCGCGTAGGAGATGAACCTCGGCAAATACGGATCAATGTGATAGCCGCGATAGTCCACGGCCGCGTAGGGCCACCACGGGTAGCGATGCCCTCCCCGCTTGCGGTTAAGTAGTGATGAGAGGAACCCGTCCGCCTTCTCCTTCGCCACCAACGCATCGCGCCGCTTGTCAGCCATCCTTCGATCCCCCGCGTTCCAGCTTTTCGATCACGAACGGCCCCGCCACCCCCGCACTGAATTGCTCCGCCGCTTCCAAGGCGCGTTTCACCATTGCTTCCGGCCTTATCCTTTTTTCAGTTAGGATGCTTAACGCGCACCCGATCGCGTCATATGGCTCGACCCGTTCGGCTATCTGGAAGTCACTCTCGATACGGTACAGCCGCCCGTTGAACCCCAGGAGGAACGTGCCGCCGGTCGACACATTGTTTTCGACCTTCGCGTATCCCTTGTCCTTGAGGCACGAGATCAGGGAATCGACCCACGCGCCACACAGGTATTTATAGTCATCCTCGTCCACCTTTTGCGACGGAGGCGAGAACGAGTATCGGAGGATCTGCCCCATCCTGAAGCTGGACGTGAAGCCGAAGATCATCCGCCCTTTCCTGAATACCTTTTCGTCGACACGGATGGCGCGACCGAGCCAACCGTCCACGCCCTGGGAGTCGCCCCCGATGTAGACCGCCGTTTCCGTCCTCAAGCCCACAATACACGTTCCAGTCGTCTGAAACCCTCGGTTTTCGTTCACTGTTCTCCTTTCGGCCTCCCGCCGTTTCCGCCGATGATGATGTGACGATCCTTGCCTCCGCCGTAGTCCTGATACAGCCGCTCCCCTATCTGCTCATCTGCAACGGTATCTGCAGCCCGACCTCCAGCATCTCCGGCCGCTCAGTCATCGTCTCCTCCTCCGGTAGTTCTCCTGTCGCGCCTTCCGCTCGGCCTTGTGTCGCCGCCGGCGTTCCTTTACGTCGGACGATCCGTGCGCGGTCGGCCGGTTGCGTCGCTCGTTTTCCCGCCGGAGTTTCCGGAGGATCTTCCGGTTAAAGAACATCACAGCACCCCCACCAACGCCCGCCCGATGACCCAACACACTACCATGAACGTGATCGCCGCCGCCCCGATCAGCGTCGCCATGCCGATCCGGTACTCCATCCTAGCCTTCTTCGGTGCGCTTCGCGCCTCGTTGCTGTTCATCACTATCGTGTAGACGTAGACGCACTTCACCAGGTACGCCAGGGTCACCGTCACCGCGAACCCGAGGATCGGGGCAAGTATCGTCATGATTCCTCCTGCGTCATCGCTAGGATGAAAGCGCGGGTAATCGCCCGAGTAACAATGGAATCCTTTACGTGGAAAAACGGTGAAGCCCGCCACATCCCCCCACTGTCCTCATCTAAACCAGAAAAAGACACCTCCCACTCACCGCTAAGCTGGTTTTTCTCAATTGAACACGTAAAATGCCGCTCACGCTCCGCGAACTCCACCAGCTCCCATGCCGCCGCGATGTCGCGGGTCGTATCTCCTATGCCACGCCAGGCCAACTCAATGACCTTGGCCCGTAATTCCTCATCCGCCATTGCCATCACTTCATCAAGAGTCATTGTTACTCTTTTCCTCCCCATGCGCCCCCAACATGTCCTCAATCCCTTTCGCCCACACCTCCAGCATGAGCTTCAACCGGTGGAACTCACGCCACAGGTAATCCACCTTCTCCTCGGTAGTTATCTTCCGAAGTACGTCCATCACTCCTCCTTTATGCACTCAGCGAGTATGGCCGGGATGTCTACCGTTCGCCTCTCCTCCAGCTTATAGCGGACCGCTCGGGCAATCTGACCGGCCAAGAGAGCGGTCATGGCCTCATCGTCGATCTGCGGTATCACCTCTCTATTTATGTCGATCCGCGTTGTTAAAGTCACGTTGTTAGGGTTACTATCATAAAACGGTTGACCCTCCGGCCCCCAGGCTTTTATCGTCACGTCGACCAACGCCTCGAGTTTCTTGTTGAGCTCCGGCAACCGGTCAACTGCATCACGTATCTGATTCATCATCTGCGCTTTCAACTGATGTTCCGCTATGTCGTTACGCTCTCTCAGCGAAGCTAGCTGGAGTTCGTACTTGTCAAGCAACGCTTCAACCTTTTTCCGCGATACCCACGGCCACTTGAGTTTCCACCGGCTAAATATCACCATCATCTCTCCTTCGAGTACCCTTCAGGTATAGATTCATTTCACCAAGTATACCGAGATCATCGTCGCGCCGAACCCGTGACTCAGAGACAGAACTGTCACGTCTTCCCTGCCTCATCATCTTCCTAAGTTCCTGGGCGGCCCCATCCGCTCTATCCGCCATCAGATCAGCCACTATTCCCATCACTTCGAACTTTGATGCCGGTTTCCCATCAATCGTAAAACATTGCCCTTTGGCTCCCTGCGCCTTCCATGTCTTTTCCATCTTACCCCCACTACAGCGAAAGAGCATATTTATCCCTGATCTTGCGGCTTTCAGAATCCGGCCCCCGATCCAGATGTCGAACTCGTCCATCCCCATGATTGCCCAACCGACGAGGTAGGTCAAAAAGATGACGATACCGATCGCCCCTAGCACCATGCTGATCACCATCGCAACCTCCGCTTGAGCGCTTCGCTGAACTCCTCCAGGTTGATGTTCCGCAAGGCCGCACGAAAAGCCTCCTCACAAGCCCCTTCACACGCTAGTACAGCGTGGAGGGTAGTGAGATAAGCCTCCCGCCACGTGGAGACGGTAGTGATGGCAATGCGGCGACTCAGGCGACGGA